CTCCTTCAGAAGATGACAAAGTAATATCACTCAATAACCCACCAACAGATAAATCCATATCGCCTTGAGAGTTTATCGAACAATCACCAGCAACATATGTAGTAGAATCTCCTCGAACTTCTTGGAAAAAATCTCCATCAATACGTTGAACATAATCACCTTTAACATGCATTGTACAATTACCCTCAATGGTAATATTACAGTAACCTTTAATTAATACATTTTTATTTCTAGTGATAATTTCATAACCATCACCAACAATTTTATGCACTTCAGTGCCGTCATTTTGAACTTCAGTATAAGAACCTGAACGATGTTGTATTCGGTGATGTTCATATTCAGGTGTTGAGTCCATATGAAATGAACTTCCCGAAGGTGTTTGAGCTATAACCTTGTTATGAGGATGCTTAGAATATTTTAATTGAGATTCCGGTTCAATCCAAGTTTCAATACCCTCAGGTCTATTATCAAGATATGTGTTAGTATTAATCGTCATAATTTAAGGTCTTGTCGTAGATGTATCCAGATTATTAGCGTTTATTATATCTTTTTCCACTGAAGGTAACGAAATATTGTTAAAGAAATCTTGTGTTGCATTTGCTGTAATTTCAAATTGATTTTGAACGTTTTGAAATGAATCGGAGAATCTATCTATAATTGTTGGAGGTTGTGTATCACTTACAACACCACTTACAATACCACCAGCAATAGCTGATTTCAATTCTGAAATTAATTCAGCTGCACACTGAGCAACAATCGAAGCTATGATTGCTGGTAATGATAATAACCATTTTAGAAGTTCTGCGGCAAGTTTAATCAATTCCTGTATCGCTGTAATTAACTTTTTAATTACTTTTACAAACTTCAATATTCGTTTTAATTCACTAGCAAATTTTCTTATCTTATTTCTAATTGTTTGTATTAATGGTGAGGTAGATTCACTTGCAAAATATGCTTCTAATTTTTCACGTATTGCTGAAATAGCTTGTCGTACTAATAAAACAAATTCATAAATTGCTTGTTTTGTTGATTGTGATATACTACAAACATGCACTCTATTTTTATCTGCCTGTTCAATCGTTGAACCTTTATAAGCAGTATTGTTATTTGGATTTCCGTTACCTCTATCTAGGTTAGATCCATTAGACATACTTTTAGCATCTGATGCTAATGGTTTATTAGCAATAGCTCCACAACCAAAAAATTGAGATGCACATAACATTGTTCCATCGGGAGCTGCCGGCTTTATAAGACCATCAACTATACAATCAGTTGTACCCCAACCAGGAGTTTCATTTTTAGATAATAATATTTTTACTTGAGCATCGTTAAATTTATAAGAAGAGTAATCATTTATAACGTTCTTAATAAAATCACGCCTTGCTTTTCTTCTATCTTCAGGCAGATCAATTTCTTCAGAAGCCTTTCGAACTGCTTCTTCAAAAGCAATTAACTTTGTTGTGTCTCTATGCAAGTCTTCTCTGAGTTTTTTCCAGTCTAAATTTTTAGGAACACCAGTTTTATACAATTCTTGCATTGCAACTGGAAAATGTTGCCAAACTTTTTTGTAGTAATTATTTGTTGTATTGATTGCACCAGAATTAGCGGGTAGCGAAATTTCACCTGGATATTTACCTTGAACATTTAATGTTCCAATGTCGTCAAAAAGATTACCATAAACAAAATCATTTATTTGTAGTGAGCTATTTTCAAAAACAACACGGAGACTATTAACAGACCAAGGTAAAGCACAAGTAGGAAGTTCTTGACGATTAGGTGTTTGATCCAATCTACGAACCCTAACTCTACCAGAAGCTAAAGGATCATTAATATCTTCAACAACACCGTACCAAAAAGTATTAAGTTTATTATCGTGAGCCATTTTTTTTAACCTGATATAGTTTGCAAAGGAGAACTAGCATAATACGCATTTTTATTTACTGTAGAATTTGTTGAATCTGTAACAGCTTCAACTACCACTTCATGCATGTTGTTCTTTGCTTTAAGTATATGTCTAGTTGCAGTTATTAAATAGTTTCCAGTTAAAGATTTATCGTGAGCATCTTCATCTTCTGATTTATAACCTCTAGTAGGAACAAATACACCAATACTTCTACCACATGTTATATCAAAATCACCATTTAATACCATTTTTATTTGTCTTGTATTCAAAGAATCGAATATTGCGGATCTTTGAAACTTAATCTTTTCGGACATTTCTAAAAATGTAATTGACTCTCTATCACCGGTTTTAACAAAGTCACTATCTCGTCTTGATGTTTGAAATGGGTGAATTACAATCTTAGAATTAAACATTTCTGTATTTTTTAAACCTACACGATTCTCTATTTCTGTTATTAAAGGACTCTTATTAAGATGATTAGGAATAGTATTGTAATGGTCAGTATAATTTAAATTCTCCACAGTTATAGTTTTCGTTAATGGATCAAACCCAATAAATGTACCAGCATATACACCTTTTCTAACATTATCTAAAAAGTTATTTTGTTTTTTTACTTCAAAATGTTTAACACCACGCAAATGTTCAAATTGAGTTGAATTGCTTAAATTTTTTACTGTAAGGTTAACATTAACAATATTTGGTCTACTATAAATTTGATTTAATGATGTAAAATTATATCCATCTCGATTTTCAAAAAACAAAAAACACGGAGAAAGATTTTCATCTAAGGCTTTAGATGCACACCACCGTATAGCTTCTAATGGTGTCGAAGTTGGTATGGATATTTTTCTAATACCTTGCGAATCTTTAAAAGCTCCTAAATTATTTGTCGTTATTCCCAAATGCTGAAACATTATTTTAAGTGCAGCATCAGAGTATGTTGTAGTAAATGATTTTGATAGTTTCATTTGTTCAGACAAGATTAATTCTTCTGAACAGAAGTATAAAATATAACTTTCACTTGTTTGTGACATATTCTTACGTTCACTTTGTTTATAGATTCTGAATGCTTTTTCTATCGATACAAAATTCTCCGATTTACTAATCTTCATTCTCAATACTTCAGAACCATCAAATAACATTTTTTCGGATAAGTTAACCGAATCTTGTATAAGAATACTACCCATAATGCAAGGTGAATAGATACTATCAAAAATATCTATCTCAACATACATTCCCGTAATATCAAGTATTTGATCTTTTTTAGTTATTATAGAAAGTTCTTCTATAACAAACTGTGAAGGTTGTGTTATTGTAGTTTCGCTCATGTCATTATATTACGAAATTCTTGATCTACCGTACCAACAAAATCAGGCTTCAATATTTTAATATCTCGTTTTGATTCGTTCAACTCATCTTCATATTGATAATAAGTTTTAGTTTCCTTACTTACTAAAAATGTATATCTATCACCACTCTGTAATGTATATGTTGATGTATTCGTTGATGTATTAGCATAAGTTGCAGCATTCACTTGATATGTGACTGAATCTACCACTTCATTGTTAGAGTTTCTCTTTGACTCAGTTACAAAATAACCGTAAGTATTAGTTCTTGCCCAAGTTGTACCTGCACCCACGTTTGAATTGTTGGCATAAGAAGCTGCACGATACTTAACATCAATATACTTTTCTAAACTAGAGGAAGCTAAAGGCCAATCTAGTAATGGATTAACTATGTCATTCATCAATAAAATAATCCAATGTTTTTCGGATGAACCATAAAACTTATGTGCTAATATTTCAGGTGTTTCACTCTCTTGAACTGAATACGTATCAAACACCACTGAATTATTTTTAAAATTCTTCTCGAAACTAAAAAACGTTGTTAGATTGGTTAATGTATCGACCGAAGTAGATTCTTCATCAATATAATAATCAGTCTTAGGATAGTATCTGTAAAATTTTGCCATTTTTATTTACTGTCTAGGATTTGTTTCATTATTTTGTTTCTTTTGATCCGCAGAGGATTCAAAATTAGACTTAGTGAGAATTTCGAGTTCTTGAAATTGTAAATTTAATCTCATAGCTACTGGTGTACCTGTTCCGCCTACGGTAGGTTTTGATGACAATGTTTCATATGTAGCAAATCCATTTGGTGAATAATCTACAGACATGTTAGTTAATGCACAAGTAGATATTCTAGGTATGTTTGGATTTTCTCTACCATTGTAATAGAATTGTATATCAAATTCAGAAGGTGGTACTAAAAAGAAACCACCAACACCACCTGCAAATTTAGATGAGAGAACTTCTGGTGCTTGGTGAAATTTAAACAATCGAATAATTTCATGCACATCTTGAGCTTCTCTTTGTGATCTTGGATAAAACATAAATTCAAAACTAAAACCTCTAAACTCAGGTGTGGTGTAAACCATTTCTAATTGAGGGTTGATAATTGTGCCAAATGCACCTGTAGCTAATGCTTTTAATTGAGGATCTTTTAATGCAGCTGCCAAAAAAGGAGTTGCATTTTTACCAAGTTCATAAGCAATTTTATCAGCTGGCATGCCTTTAAATCTACTCAATGCCGAAACACCGGCTGCGCCTGCAGCAAGAGTACCACCTCCAAATTCAATACCAGTATATCTTTGTGTTTGTGTAAATGCTAAAGTATCCGGCATATACAATGCGATAGTATCTTTTGTTCTTCTGATGGTTCTCATGAAACCAGCATTATTTAAATTTGAATTTGATTCTTTTACAACATCACCAGCACCTCGGGCAGCTTCTGATGCAAGATTAATTGCTCCGCCTGCCAGTTCTCTTTGTTTATCAGCTAAAGATGTAGCATTGTTAACTTTTTTTGATAAAAAATTATTGATAGCACTGCCTGCGGTTTGTGCGGCTTTGATACCAATTTCACTTAAAGCTCCAGCTGAAGAACCTATATTTACGTCTGTTCCAAACCTTGCAGCGGCTCTTGATCTTGATGCAAAAATAGTAGGTTCATCATTAGAAAATGAATATCTATCGTATGTTGTTTTTTTCTGAACATTGATATGAAATACCATATAATGTCCTTTGTCAGCACTTGTACCAACATCGATAGGATATCTCTTAGATGTTGTACTATAATCACCAACATAATTTGAAGATGATGCTACCTCCAGGTTTCGTTTACTGTCCTGAACTGAAACATCTAAAAGATTGAAAATTGGCATACATAATCCTAGGTTGAATACCTTTATTTATACTACAAATTTCTAAATTACCGCAAATGGCACATTATAAACAAGGAAGATATAAAGTAAAAAATAGGCAAAAGTATGCTGGTGATCCTGACAATGTGATCTATAGAAGCTCATGGGAGTTACTAGTCCTAAAGTGGTTGGACGACCATCCAGACATCGTTTACTTTGCTTCTGAGGAGTTGGTCATTCCTTATCTAAATCCCGTTGACGGTAGAGTTCATCGGTACTTTCCAGATTTTATTATTAAAGTAAGAGATAAAAATAACAAGATTACCACATATGTACTTGAGGTAAAACCAGAAGTTCAGACCAGAATGCCCACCCAAAGAAAGAAAACTCAGAAGTTTATTAAAGAATCCATGACGTATGCGGTAAATCAGGCTAAGTGGAAATACGCTAACGAATACTGCATAGATAAAGGTTGGAAGTTTAAAGTAATAACGGAGAAGGATTTAGGTATTTAATTTCAAACCGGACACCAATATCTATGCTCCGAAGTACGAAAAAAGCAGGTAAATAATGAGGTTGAGATAAATAGATCATGGCAACTATAATAGACAACGTAAATCAAAGACTCTCCAGACTTGGATACATCAACGGTTCGAGAGATGCACGTACATGGCTAAGAACAAAGGTAAACAGTCTCAAAGCGACTCCTAGTGCGTTGATGAGTGATCGTGAGAGACTTAGAAGTCAGAGTATAATAGGTAGAATGTATTTTTACTATTATGACCCAAAAACCAAAGATCAATTAAAGTATTACGATAAATTCCCACTAGTTATCCCTATCGAAAGATACGGTGATGGTTTTCTGGGGTTAAATTTACATTACGTTGAACCTAAGGTAAGATTTATATTATTGGATAAGTTAAGTGCATATACCAATAATAAAATGTACGATGAAACTACTAGATTGCGTTTAAGTTATCAAACTCTCAAATTAGCATCAAGTATATTTGAAGCAACACCATGTATAAAAAGATATTTGTATAGTCATGTAAAATCCCGATTCTTAGAGATTAATGCGAATGAGTGGGACATAGCTGCTATATTGCCTGTAGAGAGTTTTGAGAAAAAAACAAAAGAACACGTATTCAACGAATCAAGGAAAAAATTCTAATGTCATTCGCACCAGGTTTATTCTTATCACATGTAAAAGGAAAAGGTGGTTTAGCCAGACCTAACCGTTTCATGGTGATATTACCAATTCCAAAATACATTGGTAACTTTGTCGAAGCCAGCATATTCGATTCAATCTTAAATATTCCAGGAGCTGTTGTAACTTCTGTTGCTCAGACTTTGACGAATACATTTAATGCAAATTCAGATGCTAAAAATTATAGTGATCCTTCGATATCACGTTATCTTGGTTTACAGTGTGACACTGCTGAATTACCTGCTAAATCATTTGCTACAAGTGATGTCAAGATATATGGTCCCACATATAAAATTCCATATCAAACAACCTATACAGAATCAACATTAGGTTTTTTATGTACTAACGATTTCTATGAACGCAAACTGTTTGATCGTTGGATGGAAGCAATCATGCCACCAGATACAAACAACTTACGTTTTCCTCGTGATGAGGATACTAGATACACAACAAATATAAAAGTCATTCAATATGATGATTATATTAAACAAGTTTATGCCGTAGAATTAATTGATGCATTTCCTACAGCTATTGCTGCACAATCACTGAGTTGGTCAGATGAAGGGTTTCACCGTTTATCTGTAACATTCTCATATCAAAGATATAGACCAATATATGCAGGTGAGTATGACATTGGTACAGTATTCCGTGTTTTTGCAGGTGGCCAATTGGAGAGCGCAATAGCAAATATTTTTTAAACTGGAGATACTATGTTACCAAAAATTGATGTGCCTGTATATGAAGCAATATTGCCTTCTAATAAAAAGACTGTAAAGTTTAGACCGTTCTTAGTCAAAGAGCAAAAGTTATTGTTGATGGCTTCACAAGGAACCGAAGTCAAAGAAACGATTGATGCTATTAAACAGATTTTAAAGAATTGTGTTTTAAGTGAAGTTGATATCGATACGTTACCCGTATTTGATTTAGAATTTCTTTTCCTAAATCTGCGTGCTAGATCGGTAAATGAAATAGTCAACATTCGGTATAAATGTAACAATCAGATTACCGATAGTGAAGGTGAAAGTAAAACTTGTTCAGGTCATGTAGATTTTGAATTGAATGTTTTAGATATTAAACCTGAATTCGGTGCAAATCACAATAATAAAATTATGATTTCGAATGATATAGGTATGGTATTAAAATATCCAACATTTGAGACGATGAGAAAATTAGAATCTACAGATGAAAATGAAATGGTCTTTGAATTACTATTACATTGTGTAGATTTTATTTTTGATCTTGAACAAATATATCATAGTAAAGATATACCTAAACAAGAGTTAGTGGAGTTTTTAGATAACTTACAACAAAAACATTTAGAGTTAATTAAAGAGTTTTTTGATACGATGCCTAAAGTGAAAAAAGATTTAGATTTTAAATGTCCAAAATGCGGACATGATGATAAAATCGCAATCGAAGGAGTGCAGAGTTTTTTCGTATAGCTCTTTCTCATGAAAATTTATCAAACTACTTTCAGACAAACTTTGCATTAATGCAACATCACAAATATAGTTTAACTGAATTGGAGAATATGATACCTTGGGAAAGAGAAACCTATATGGCGCTACTGGTTAACTTCTTAGAAAAAGAAAAACAACAACGAGAAGCAGAAAAAAATAACAGAAAGAGATAAGTATGTCAACATTCTCCAAACTATTCAGTAAAGAGATGAAAGTAAAAGGACAAAATCCTTTTGATGCTGCAACTGCGGCATATACTAATACGATTAGAAAAACTTTAGGACTCAAAGAATACTCACCCAAAGGAGGACTTTTGGGTAGTTTTATGAATTCTAAAGCTGGCGGAAAGAAAATGGAATCTACTTCTGTTGCTTCTTTAAGTTCGGCCAGTATCCGTATCGTAGCAAAAAATTCAATGTCTTTACCTGTTATTGCCAAAGAGATGAATCTCATGAGGCAAAATATTCAATTGTTGGTTAAGAAGCAAGGTTTGACACCAAAAAATAAACCTGATGCTGCTTTAACCACCGTGAATCAAACATCAAATGTGCCTTCAGCAAGTAAAAGTTCTAAAGGAGGTTTTTTTGAAAATGCTGGTTCAACATTAAAGAGTGCTGGTGGTGGATTACTATCGTTGACATCTGGAATTGCTTCTGGACTTTTTGGAGTTTTAGGCGCTGCAGGTTCTAGTTTTTTGAGTATGTTCTCCGGTTTAGGTATGTCACCGTTAATGATGATTGCTGCCGGTTATATTGTTTCGGTATTATATCGTGCGATTCCATTCAATAAAATAGGATCGGATTTTAAGAAAATATTTAATGATGCTTTAGACGGTTTATCAAATTTTTTCGGTATTGATTTAAAAAATGTCTTTGATGACTCAGTAACAAAATTGAAAAAGTTTTTTGGTATGGAAGAAAGTGATAGTTTTTTGAATATCCTGGCTAACAAACTTGATGGGATTTTTAAAACTTCTTTTTTCTCCGATAATTTAAATAAAGCCTCAAATACTTTACTTAATGCGGCTGAAGATACTGGAATATTTCTGAAGAATGCTTACGCAGCTATAATGAGATATGTTACTGCAACTGCAATGACAACAAGTGACATGCTTAGTGCATTAGGTAGAGATGTTAAAGGTTACATGCAGGTATGGTTAGATTCGAATAGACAAGAACTCTATATGATTATTGGCGCTGTTATGGGTTCAGCTTTAGCTTCAGTCATACCTTCAGTTGGTTCTGCTCTTGGTGGTATTCTTGGTGCTCGCATTGGAAAAGAATATGCACAAATATACGAAACAGATAAAGCAAGAATTTTAAAAGACTATGGAAGTATTGAATCGGGATTACAAAGAACTACCGCAGCAACACAATTAATACAAAGTTTATTAGATAATAATAAAGGCAAAGATGATACGACGCTTATTAATCCTTCAAGTAAAGATGATCCGAATGCAGAAGCTTTTTTCAAAAATCTAAGCCAAGCAACGGGTATAAGTTTCGATACTTATCAAAGGCTTTATTATCAAAACGATTTAAACTTAGGTTATTTCAAAAAACGATTGAAAGAACAAGAGACAAATAGGAATATATTTGAAACTGAATCACTAAGAAGAGGTGGAATAAATAATTTACGAAATTTTGACGTAGTGAGTTCTTTTAAATCGAATTTTAAAGAAGCTGAAAATAGATTTCCTGATGAAAAATATCCTACGAGAGTTTTTCCTGTGGATAATCCTAGAACACCAAGAGGTTCACATGAATATTTAGCATTAAGAAATAATTCTTTAGGACAATATCAGCACGCTGGTGTAGATTATCTAGGCAAGATGGGTGATCCTATCTATGCTATGCAAGAAGGCACTGCACAGGTTAAAAACGATCCGAAAGGTATGGGTAAATACATTATCATTCGAGGCGTAAACGGAGGTTCAACAATTTATGGTCATATCGGTAAATCATTAGTTTCAACTAATGATAAAGTATCTTACGGACAACAAATTGCTGAAATGGGAGATAGTGGAAATGCTAAAGGAACACCACAGTTACACTTTGAAGCTTACAGTGGAAATCCTTTTGAAAGTGCTAGATTAGATCCAACTGAATTTCTCAAAGGTCTTCCAGCAAGACCTACAATGGAAAATACATCAGGTAATAAAAATAGTTTAATATCAGATGTTACTCAAAGTGCTGAGAAGAATTTTATCGATCCGTTGGTCAAGAAGTTTGATGAAATGATTGCAGCATTCCTGGCGAAAGATACCAATGTTGTTGTCAATACTTCTTCCGAGTCCGGAGTAGCTGAAGCATACAGTGAAGAACAATTAGCAAATTATAAACTGTCAGGTATCAACTTCTAAAAAAAAAAGGAACCTTTCGGTTCCTTTTAATCTTACTCACTATCAGCTAAAGATTTGAAGTAATCTAATTCATCATCTTCATCTAAACTCGGAGTTGATTTAGCTTTTGGTATTGTAGCCTCTACCTCAGCAGCTGCAAACTTACGTTCAACAGATGTAGGTACAGATTCTTGTGTTACTCCACCCAAAACTTTATCAAGTCGTTCTTTTAGTTTATCAGCAGATTTGAATAATTTAGGATCAATGAACTCTTTCAATGAATGTTCAGATTTCCAAATTTCTTCCAACTTAGCATCATCATCAAATAAAGCACCTGATTTATCAAACTCAGATTTGTCATAGTTACGATAGCCTTCAACTTTACGAATCTTCAATTTAAAGTTTGCACCTTCCCAC